ATCTGTTTTTGCTTCATTTATGAATTGAAAATAATTTAACATTTTATTCATTTTTAATATTATTTTTTATTTATGAAATTTATCAAACCATATTTTTTTATATTTATCATAAATTTTAAGAAGTGATTCATCTATTAAATTGTTTTTAATATCATCTTTATTAAAATAATAATGTCTTATTTTATTCATAAAAGTTTCAACTAATTCTTCATTTTTAATATTTAAAGCATATTCAAATAAATTTGTTATTTCAGTAGGTGTTATTTTTCGATGTTTATTATATACATATGATGTTATTGCAACAATTGCTGCCCAAGCTTGATCTAATTTTCTTGGTAAATCTCTTTTTGCTTTTGCACCATTTTGATAAACATCAATAATATCTGATACATTATAATTATTTCTCATATCTATATATTCAGCAAAAAGATATGCAGTATTACCGATATGTGGACGATATATATCAATCAATTCAGATTTTGATAATTGTTTACTCCAATCACCATCAACTGCATAATAATGTTCTTTTGATGCTGCTGTCCACGATCTAGGTGTAGCAAATGTTGGATCAACATTAAGAATTTCTGGATCGGTATCCATTTGATGAATTTTAGATTCATCAAAACTTAAAAATTCAAGAATATCAGGATTCATTTTTTTATCACTTTTTGCGTGTGATTCAAAATCCTTTAATTTTGGAACTAAATTTAAATGAAAGAAACGGTTTTGCATTTCTGCACTCATTTCAGTACCAGCCATATTACCTAAATCTGATAATTTATTTCCTGCTGCAACTATAAACCACCTACTTGGCAACCTATAATTATCAATTTTACCATTATTTACAAGTGAAAGTGCTGCATTGTGTACGTGTTGATTACCTCTGTTAAATTCATCTAAAAATAATATTCCACCTTTGTTATTTTTTCCATTCCAATTACTTTTTGGTAATACTGATGGTACAGCATTTTGTGATCTGTTTGGAAATAACTTATTGGTTACAGCATTTACAGCTTTTACGATAAATGGAACACCTTTTAAATCTGTTGGGTCTAATGTTGCTAATGACCAAACTTGAATTTGAATTCCTAATTGTTCAGCAATTTGATTTGTTATTTGAGTTTTACCAATCCCTGGAACACCCCAAATAAAAATTGGACCACCTTTATAATTTTCATCTTTTGTATCAAAGTGTCCACCTTCAGAACCCAATGTTGAATAGTAACCTAATGTAATATAATATTTTAACAATTTAACATCAACATTATAAATATCTACATCGTTTTCAACAAATACGTTAGTAACGTTTTCATTAATTGAATCTGGTAACACTATATCATCTTTCGATAACATGTTATCTATTTCATCATAAACTTCATCATTATACCAACTTCTAGGAACTTTGATTTTAACTTTATCCTTTCCACTTGAATCTTTGGGTAATTGATTTTTTTTGCTTAAATAGATTGCATAATATACAGTCGCATTTTCTTTAAATTTATCATATAAAAAATCAAATACGTGAGATATATAGTTTGTTATATTTTTTAATAAATTTTCATTTATTTTATTCGAAAAATTATTATAGTTTAACATTTTCATATTTTATTATTATTTTTTTCTTCAATTCCAATTTCTTCTCGTTTTGAATTTTTTCTTTTTTTCATTTCTTCTTCTCTTTTCATCTTTTCAATTTCTGCTTTTTTAGCATAATGAAAATCAATAAAATGACTAGCTGCTTCATGACCAACAGAACCTTTGTATATACCATATAATATATCTTTATCTATATTATATTTATTTTCCCAATCCCAATCTTTTTTCACCATACCACTAGGAATATTACCTACACCATCCCAATTCTTTACTAAATTTACAAAAGAATTTTCATCAAAATTTGCTGCTGCAAAATGTTTTCTTGCTGCATTTTCCCATGATCTTGGGGTTGGTGCTGCTGGATTTTCATTAACTTTTGCAAAATTTGACATTAGTTTATAATAAAATTCAGGTCGTTCTTCATTATTATCACTTTTTAAAAATTCAATAATATCAGAATTCATATATGGTTTATCTTTTACATAATCAACCCAATCTTCAAACTTAGGTGCAAAATTAATATGTGCAAAACGATTTAAAATTGCTGGTTCCAATTCTCTAATATTTCCACCTTGAATATCCGAAACCCTGTTACCTGCTGCTATTACTAACCAACTTTTTGGTAATTCATATTCATCCATTTTACCTTCTAATGTAAGTCTTAAAGATGCATCTAATACATCAGGTATAGCTCTGTTTAATTCATCAAAAAATAATATTCCACCATTATAATTGTTAGTATTCCAGTCATCTTGTGGTAATATCATCGGTAAAGCATTAATAGTTTCAGTAAAATCAAAATTATTCTTTTTTAAATCTTCAATTAATTTTTTTCTTAATACTTCAGGCATATTTGGATCTGGTGTTAGTTCTCTTAATGTTGGAATACCTTTTAAATCAGCAGCTTCTAATGTTGCTAATGTCCAAACTTGAAGCATCAAATTTAGTTCTTCTGAAATTTGTTGTGTTACAGATGTTTTTCCAATACCTGGCGCACCCCATATAAATAAAGATAATCTATCACCTTCCATAGCCATTTTATAAAATGTTTTAATTTTATTTTTTAATTGGCTTACATCTAGATTTTGCAATTTTTCACTGTCAATATTTATATAATCTGATGGATCATAATCACTTCTTCTATATGTCGTAGCATATTCATTTAATATTTCTGAACGTTTATATTTAACATCTTCATTTAAATATACATAATCTTTACTAATTGCAATTAAATTAAATGTTTGTTTTTCCAATTTAGATTCATATTCTACATTTTCTGTTTTTAGTTCACCAAATTCATTTTCAGCAATTGTCACATCTTTATTATTTTTCCAACTATTTGGTGTTCTAATTATAACTTTTGGTACACCGTTTACCTTTGGTATTTTACCTTTGTTATTTAAATATAAAGCAATATACCCAAATGCTTTTTTCCCAAATATTTTTAAGAAAAATTCAATTATTCTTCTAATAACATTTGAAATAAAACCTTCATTTAATTGATAATTAAAATCATTATAATTTTTCATTCTTATTATTATTTTTTGTATTAGTATATATATAATTTTTCATTCTTATTATTATTTTTTGTATTAGTATATATATATATTTTAAATCAAAAATTATATAAATTTATCTAGGGTATCTAGAATTATATATTTCTGGTCGTCTTCTATATATTCTTGAATATGCACCAACCATATCAGATGTGTTAGATTTATTCGTAATTGATTCTATGTATCGTAAAACATCACCTTGTAAATTACAATTAACATATAAATCAACAAGATTTTTATATCCAACATTATCAAAGCAACATGATAAAGTAACAGTGGACATTACAACATCATCATTTCCACTTTCAGCTTTATATGTAATATTACCTGCTGCCGTTTCATGCTTAACAAAAGTTGTAATTTCTTTTATATTTATTTCATTATGCAATATCATTTTTCGTTGTTTTATAGCTTGTTGAAATTCTTTATCAATAATCAAATGTTTATCTTTATTCAATTTCAAACCTATTCTTGCACCTGTATCTTCCCTATTGTGTTTATATCTCAAAAATATGTGATTTGAATATTGATTTTCATCGTTAAACACATGTGGTAATTGTGTTAATAATTCACCACCAAACATATTATATTCAAGATTAACTTTAACTTTTTCTGGATCAAATATTTCAAAACAAATACAATATAAAATATGTGCAATTTCTCGAATAGAATAAACATTACTTCTATATAATCCAATTTGTTCTAATTTAAATAAATCATATAAATTGTCGTATTTATATTTTTCTATTTCATCTTTATCCCTTAACATTAATCTAAATATATTTATAACCGAATAATCTTTTGCTAATCCTTCCGCTAAATCTAATGATATTAAGATATAATAATCTTTTACTTTAAGTGGATTAAAAAGATTTATATCTTTTATCCACTTCATTGAATCATATGGAAATGGTAATTTTCCAAATCCTGGAAGTTCCATATAATCAAATGGCATTTGCTGACTTTTTAATTGATCAATTATTTCTTTTCCGAATAAAATTTTATTTCCACTTGTAAAATTTAAGCCATATTCCTGATCAAATAATTCTGGTGATCCAATAAGTTTAGTTTCTTCTTCTTTCCAATTGTTGACAACAGCTAATTCAGGTAAAGGAATACCGTTTATTCTAATTTTTCTTATATTGTCAATATATGTTTTTTCATCATTACAATCATATTTAACACAATCAATAATATCATCATTTACGTGTTTTTTATATAAAGTAATGTCATATTTTTCCCTTATATCTTTTAATACTTGTGATTTTGATATTCCAAATTTTTTTAATTTAACATCTAATATTTTTATATGTGTATCTTCTCTGCCTGGCACTTGATTCCAATATACCCGCATTGCTTTATATGGACTTTTATTTGGATCATCATCTGGTAATTCTGCTGCGGTTAATAATTCCCAAAACATATTATAACCTAACGGTGTCGATGTTATTATAATCTTAGAATTATTAATAGATGATACAACAGGAACAATTGCACCATAATAATCTCGTATAAAATTATCTGGTATATGTGCAAATTCATCCAAGTATAGGAGGTCGATAGTAAATCCAATTGATGGATCTTTTGTTCTATTTTCAGTTTGAATACGTGAATTGTTTTCAAATGCTATTTGGGTTTCATTCCAGTTTACAACACCTTTTTTTAAGAAAAATGGTAATAATTTATAAATATCTTTTATTTTTCTAATAATTTCTTTTACTGTTTTACCTTTATTAGCAACGATCATACAA